GACTTAGGCTGGGCGGGTATGGGTTGCTTAGAGCCAATGAAGGGAACGAAGACGGCCTTGAACTTCAAAACCTATCACATTAGCGAGTATTACATAGCCGAGAACTCCGACCGAATGGTGGACACGATTTATTACAAGTTCAAATTTACCGCTCGTCAGGCGGAGCAGGAGTGGGGTAGAGATAATTTAGGTAAATCGGTATCGGACGCTCTTACGAGCGACAAAAAAGAGGATATGGACAAAGAGTTTTGGTTCATTGAAGAATTAAGGCCTCGGGCCGAATACGATAAATACCCGGCGGTTGGGATTCGCCGAGCGATAGCTTCTACTATCGTAGGCATGAAAGATAAGAATATCATAGCCGAAGACGGCTTTTATGATATGCCTAAGCTTACTCCCCGATGGTTGAAGAATACCAACGAAGTGAACGGCAGGAGCCAGGGCATGTTCGCTTTGCCATGGATTAAGTTAATAAACCAGACCTGGAAGAATATGACACAAGCGATAGAGCTTGGCTTAAGGCCTCCTACATTGACTCCTGATGACGGATTTATAGGCCCTATTAGGTCGGTGCCGGGTGCGTTTTGGCACTATCGGGCAAGTTATGCGTCGAACCCGGACGCTATCAGGCAGCTTAATGTGCAGGGAAATACAAAAGATGCAATGGAATACGTTAAATGGCTTGAGATGAACATAAAGAAGGCGTTTTTTAACGACCTTTTTGTGATGTTGGCGGAACAGACCAAAGCCCAGACTGCTTACGAGATATCACAGAGGATAGAAGAAAAGCACACTATGATAGTCCCGCCGATTGGCAGGTTGCAATCGGAACTATTTAACGGCCTTATTTCGCGGTGCATAGGAATTTTGGGCCGGGCTGGAAGATTGCGAGGTATTATCGCACCTGAGTTAATAGGCCAAGAGTATGAAATCCAATATATAAGTAAACTGGCTTTAGCGTTGCGGATACTCGAGACGCGCAGTGTCACCGCTACTTACGATATAATTGCACCTATAGGAGAGCGTAGCCCACAGGTATTTGATAATTATGATGAGGACAAAATAGCCCGTGGCGTAGGTGAGCGGATGGGAATGCCGCCTGATTTCCTACGCAGCGAAACGGATGTTGAAGAGATAAGAGACGAAAGGGCTGCGTTGGAGCAAGCTATGCAGGCTGTAGAGATGGCGACTGAGGCGGCCAAGGCGGCACCCGGTATCAGTAAGAAGGTCGAAGAAGGTAGTGTTTTGGCCGAAATGGCGGGGGCTGTAGAATGACCATATTTGGCTTATACATAACGACAGCGAAGATTGCGAAGAGAAAAAGTTTACAGTACGAGGCTATAGTAAAGAAAAATGCTAAAGATAATTCGTTTTGGAACAAGATAACGAGCAGATTGCTGCGGGAAAACCATAACTTGAGGATAGCGAGAGGATGACCTGTAAAGACTGTAAATTCTGGGAACCCGCCAAGGGTGCCCCTGTTCTCGCAGAGAATAATGCTAAAGAGCAGGGCGTTTGTCATTGTGAGCCGCCAAAGGCTACGCCTGTGGTTATGCCGGAAGTCAATAAGATTACCGGCCAGGTGATACCGCGAATAGTAGAGTTTACCGTATGGCCTATAACATTTTCGGAGGGTTGGTGCGGTAAGTTCGAAAAAGCCGAAGTGGTTGAGGAGGTCGCAATATGAGTGACGGCAAAGGCGAAGCTGGTAAAGGTGACAGGTACAGGAAATTAGACCTAAATAAGTACGGTAAAAATTACGATAGGATATTCGGAAAGATGAGATGCAAGGACTGTGGAAGGCCGGTAAGGTTTGTTCCTGAACATATTCCACAGAAAGGTAACACCAATCCTTGTGGAAAGGTTGTATTGTAAATGGACGAAAAAGCAAAACAGCTAATTCTTGATTATCAGGCAACATTTGGCACTGATACGGCCAAGCGGGTATATGATAGCATTAAGACTATGAGTTATTGCGACCGTCCCGACCTTTTTGTGGCCGGTCAATCTGATGTAACAACGTATCGACTGGGTATGCGTGGGCTTTTTTTGTGCATAAAAGGAATGATAGAGGCCGACCCAAACGCCAAGCGACAGGAGGCCGCAGAGGAGGAGCCTTATGCCCTTGACTAAAAAAGGTAGGAAAATCAAAGCTTCTATGGTAAAACAGTATGGAAAGAAAAAAGGGCATAGCGTATTCTATGCCTCCCAGCGCAAAGGAACTATAACAGGAACGCATAAGTAAACGAAAGGAATCAAAATGACGGAATTGCAGGTATTAAAGAAAAAGAAAAAGGACGGTAAGGCTACGGCTGAGGATTTGGTTCGTCTGAAACAGCTACAAGACGGTGAGCCGTTATCTGCCGCCGATTTGGAAGTGGCCAAGCAGCGCGAGGCGGACAGGGAGGCCAAAGATAAGGCGGATTTTGCGGCCAAGCAAGCGGCAAAAGTTCATGCTATGCAAGCGGAACAGCCGGTGACGCCGCAGCCGGCGACAAAGCTCGATATTCCCGCTGACCATCCTCGTATCGCGGCCATCAAGCAGGCATTAATGCCATTCACTCAGATTGAGTGTCATTCTTCGCGGCAGGATGAGTTTATCTTGTTCACGCGGGGTATAAGCATTACTGCCGGCGATGTACGCAAGGCCTGTGAAGCGATGAAACTTTAAGGAAAGGAATCAAGTAATGGAACCAGTAACAGCAGAACAAATTTTAGGTGAAGATGGTGCTCTTCAGGATGACTGGCAAGCGCTGGCTTTTCCCGACGATACCGACCCGCACAAGACCGACCAGACGTTAGCGAACATCAAGGATATTCGGTCTATGGCCCGTCAGGTTGTTAGCGGCGAATCCCAGATAGGCAAACTGACCAGTGGCCGCGACTTCGCAATTCTACCGAATGAGAACGCGGACAAGGACTCGGATGAGTACAAAACAGAGGTGAAGGCATACAGGGCAAAAGTGGGTGTGCCGCCTGAATCGACCGGATATAAGCTCAATGATATACCGTTACCCGAAGGTATACCGAAGGATGAAAAACTTGCTTTGCACATGGAAGGCGTCTTGCATGAAGCCGGTGCGTCCGCCGCGGTAGCCGCTGCCGTTCATAAGGGTTATGTGGATTATATCAAGAGCGCCTTAGAAGCGGTGGCTACACAGGAGAAGATTGACGACCAAGAGGCAAACACGGGTTTAAGAAAGACCCTGGGTGCTACTTATGAATCGACGATGGCGCTGGCGACTTCCGCCATTAACGCTTTCGGTAACAAGATAGACCCGGAGGAATCGGCTAAGATGATAAAGGAATTGCCTTACGATGCTTTTGGCACTCAATTTTTAGCTGCCATTGGTGCTGCTATTGCCGAGACGCCTTTGGGTCAAAAACCCGCTGAGCCTACAGGTGCAATGACTCCCGCTGATGCAAAGTCGGAGTTTAACAAATTAGCAAGTGACCCGTATTACATTACGAGTTCCCCGCCAGGTAAGCCGAAGAACATAGTGTATCACGACGAACTTATCGAGAAGGGTACGAAATTGCTTGAAATAGTGACAGCGACATGACGAAAAGAGCAGATAGATTAAAGAGGCGATATATCGGTGAAAGTGATCCTGCAGAAAGGAAAAAGATTAAGAGCGATTTGGACAAAATGCCCTTATCAGGAAGCGAGTTGGCCCAAGTCCAACAAAGAGAACATAACAGGAATCAACGGGACATAAAGGAGTTCCGAGAAAAAAGATAAATCCGAGTGGCCCGCAAGGGTTCGGTTGACCGGCTGAAAAGCAGCCCGCCGATAGCAGGCGTAAAACGATAAGTGAAGTCTGAGGGAACTCAGGTGGCTTCTCTGAATAAAGCGTTTTATTAACTTTAATTAGGAGAAACCATTATGAGTTTCGAAGTAACAGTAGCACAAGTTGAACAGTACAGGTCAGCCATCCTGTTACTGAGTCAGCAGAAAGTAAGTCGTCTGCGGCTAACTTGTCAGGAGGAATCGGTCGTAGGCCGTACCTTCTACGGTGAGCGTATCGGCGCGACCGCAGGCCAGGACATTGAAGAGCGTCACGGCGACACCCCGCTAAACTCCACTCCTCATTCAAGACGGCGTGGAACGATGGTTGACTGGGATGTAGCCGACCTTATTGATGAGATGGACACGATAAAGATGCTCATCGACCCCGAAGGCAAATATGTCCAGAACTTCATCGCAGCCGCAAACCGCAGAATCGACAAGCACATTTACGATGCACTTGGCGGTACTGCCGCCGCGGGTCAGTCTGGCGGGACTACGATTAACAACTATGACGTGGATGAGTGCCGTTTGGTTCGTTCTGATGGCAACGTAGAAACTGCCGGGAGCGACCATACGGCGGCCACATCGACGGCATTGACTATTGCCAAACTATTGACGTGCAAACAACTGCTTGACGAGGGCGATATCGACCCTGAGCGCCAGAGGTATTTCTGTCATAACCCGTACAATATGGCCCAGCTTTTGAATCTTACCGAGGTCAAGAGTGCGGATTACAACACAGTCAAGGCATTGGCTCACGGCGACATTGATACCTTCATGGCCTTCAAGTTCCTCCAACTCCAAGACTACAAGGATGCCACTAAGGGTCATCTGGCCGATTGTGACCAGGAGACTGCGGACGAGGCCGTTGAGTGTTATGCCTGGGCTCAAGGTGCGGTGAAGTTGGGCGTTGGCAAAGAGATTACGACCAGTATAGACAAACGTCCCGATAAGCGCAATTCCCAACAGGTTTACATGAGACATAGCTTCGGCGCAGTCAGAGTCGAAGGCCCGGCGGTTGTTGAAATTGCACTCAAGAAAAAGGTATAGAAAGGAACTTAACTATGGAACAGAATGGGGTAAATGTAGAAAGAAGTGGATATACAAAAGGCCCGATTATAGCTCCTTCAAGACCGACAACTATGCCTTGGGAAATCTCTGCATCACAAGAGTTCGACCTTGGTACAATGTTGGAGTTAAGCGATGGCCGCAGATACGCCTACACTTTGGCGGGTGCGACAATAGGTGCCGGCCTACTTGCTCAGAGTGCCTTGTACGCTGGTTCCGTCGCAACTGTGCAGCATGATTTAACTCCAGTTGCTGCTGCGATTGGAGCGACATCGGTTTTTATCACCACGGTAACGGATGCAACGGTAAAGAATTTGTTCAAGGGCGGTTATATCGTAGTCTCTGACGGCGGCGGTACAATCGGTCAGGGCGAGATGTACGGTTGTATCGGTAACGCAGCAGGCGCGGCAGGTTCGTTAAGGTTCGACCTTGACCGGCCGCTAACGACCGCCTGGACAACTTCGACGAGATTATGTCTGCATGTCAATCCGTATTCAAAGGCAATCGTGGCACCAGTTACGACACCGACGGGTTTTGCCCTTGGTATCCCGAACGTCTCGCTAACGAACGCTTACTATGGTTGGTTACAGACTTGGGGATGGTGCAACTCGTTGAATAAAACGGCTTTGACGATGGGCACTTCGGTCATTCAGGACCTTGGAGCAGCCGGTTCAACTGGTATTAGTGGTGGTTCGGAAGCAGAAACCGTACTCGGTCGTGCTGGTGTCGTCGTAGATACCACTGATTCGGGGCTAATTTTCTTACAGTTAGCTTAATTAGGAGATTTGTTATGAGTTCACCAAGATTCGGGTTGTCTAACGGCCCTATCTATCCCGGCACTGATGTGCGCGACCATACGGGGATATTGAATCTGGACGTTTACGCAGTCGAGGCCACGCAGAGGTTTGTTTACGGCACTCGTTACCTGACGTGGGATGGTAGGGTCTTCCGTTACTCAAAGTCCCATGACGCATGTGATACTTACAAGGCCAACGCGTTTTTCAACGCTATACCTGCAACTGGTATTGATTATGCGAGTGTAGCGGCAGGTGCAGCTGCGGGCGACAAATCTGTTATACTGGATAATGGCTCCACCGTTGCACAAACATTAAATGGTTTGGCTGGCGGAACTATCGTCATAACCGAAGATGATAACGCCACTGTGCAGCAAAGAGGTATAACCGGCAATACGATTGCGGCCAAATCGGCTGAGTGTACTATTTATCTTGACGCACCGCTTAATGCCGCCATAACTACGGCGGCGTGGTCTGCCTATTGTATGCCATCACCGTATTCTGCTGTTACAAAAACCCATATAAGCGCTATTGAAGGTGGTGCTGGTAAAGGCAGAGTCAGTTTCTGTGGCTATGCTGCTGCTGCGGTTACTGTGGCCGATAGGTATCACTGGGAACAAACCTGGGGGCCTATCTCAGCGTCTTTGTATGGTTCTGCTGTTGGTAAAACTCAGTACATGCGAGAGGTTGTTTTCCGTTATGACGGAAATCTTATCCATCGCGGCGCTTCCGGTATAACCGGATTAGAAGCGCAAACAGCAGGCTTCATTATGGACAACAACACGGCAAACAATGGTGCCACTATCGTAATGCTGCAAATCAGTATCTAAAGGTAGCTATGGAATTAGTGCCGGGAAATGTTACCGAAAAAGATTTGAAAGACGAGGTAAATAAGCGGAGCGCTAAGGCGGGTTATACGACCCGCTTTGGCGAACCGCCTTATGCCACAAAGATTCAAACGACCGTCTCATTTGGTAAAGAAAGGTTGAATGTATGGCCGAGAAACGAAAACGGCCAACTGATTGATTAAGGGCGGGGGCGGTTTGGCTTTTGATTCCTTACTGGCCCCTGCCCGATACTTGAAAGGCAATAGTTGAGGAACCCGACTGATATTTTATACGGTTTTGTGTTCTGGCTATCCGAGTGCCCGAATAGGGTTTACGAGATAGGCAGGGCCGTACTGCAAGGCCATATTCATAAGGAATTAGCGAAGTTCTGTAAAGAAAACGACCTGCCGCCGCTTAGTGACGACTGGCAGGAAAAGACGAAGAAACCTGATTATAGTTAGGAGATAAATCATGGCGTTAGATGCAAGTGGCACACCGCAATTAGTATCCAGTCTTCCAGTAAGCGCTGTTATATCGGCGATAAGCGGCTATGAGGCGAATGCCTCGACCGCCGTTGAGGTTGTAGCTGCCCCGGGTGCCAGGAAAGCTATTTATCTTCTCGAGGCGATCCTGACCTGCAACGATGACGATGCGGCCCCTGTTTTGCAGGACGAAGATGATAATTATTTGTTCGGCCCGTTTTACGCAATGGCGGCAGGCCCACTCTTTATTCATAAAAAGTGGGAACAGCCACGGATATTAAAGTTGGTTACGAACAAGGCATTGGAGATTAAAGCCGGGGGTGCCGGGAGTATATCTTTGTATCTTGAGTATGCCATCGGCCCTGCATCGTAAGGAGATAAATAATGCCGAGCGAGACCGATATTTGCAATATGGCACTTATGAAGACCGGCAGCAAGGGGACGATAAGCTCCCTTAAGACCGACTCATCTAGTAAGGGCGATTTGTGCAGAACGTTTTATGCTTCCGTCAGGGACGCGGTACTAAGAAGTCATCCGTGGAATTGTGCTATACACCGTAGAACGATAACTCCCATGTCAGATTCTCCCGATTCCGATTACGATTACCAATACCAGCTACCGGCAAATCCATGGTGCCTGCGTATACTTCAGGTGGGCGAACTCGAAGACCAGCCTATTGTTTGGCGGGTAGAGGGCAGAAGACTTTTATGTAACGAATCGAGCACTCCTATTGTCTATATCAAGCGGATTACCGATACCAATGAATTTGACCCGCTTCTACTTGACGCATTTACTCTAAAGTTGGCATTAAAACTGGTAATGCCGCTTACAGGCGACCCGAAGATGCAAAAAGGGCTTATCGACGAGATAGAGACAATCTCTCTGCCTGAAGCGAGGTCGGTAGACGGACAAGAGGGCAGTGTGCAGCAGATGGAAACCGATACCTGGATAGAGAGTAGGTTTTAATGGCGATAACGACTGAAGAAAACAGAACAGCCGAGCTAACGACTGATGGAGTTGTCGAGGATTTCGATTTCGATATGGTCATTCATGGCGATGATTGGCTTGAGGTTTATTTCAAAGCCACAGGTGGTAGTTACGAGCTGCTTACTCTCAATACCGATTACAGCGTGGTATTTACCGAATACGGGGGTACGGTTAGCACTGATGGTTATACTGCGCCTTTGGTGGCGGGGGAGTTACTGATTATTCGGCACCCACCGGGCGAGATGCAGACTAATTGGTTTTATAATGACAATCATTCCGGGCAGCAGCATCAAGACGATTTTGACCATAGCGCTACACGATACTTGTACTTATTGGAGTTAATACAAAGGGCGCTCAGATTCGCCGTTCACTCGTCAACAAAGAATATCATACTGCCCGAACCGGAAGCAAATTTACTATTAGGCTGGACCGGTGGGGCTGACGGTATTGAGAATAAGACACCTGACGCATTAGGTTTGACCGCAGCACTTAGCGATTTAACTGACGTAGATATTAGCGACCCGTCAGACGGCGATATGATACAATATGACGGCAGTGCATGGAAAAAAGTCACTTCAATAGCTATCGATTCAGCGGAACTATTGAAATCCGGCAATAATCCAGGCGACAACGGTAACTGCCGATTCAAAGTAAGTGGAAATTTGTTAATTATTGAAGCAAGGGTAGGTGGCGCATGGGTAGCGACCGGATGGGAACACACAATAGCGTAAAGATAACGATAGTATGCTTGTTACTATTGTTCGTATGTGCTGCGCCGGTAGGCGAGCATAAGTTCAAGAAGAAGGTCGAAATCGTTCATACCGACCAGCAGCTTGAGCTTGCTTATGACGATTCTAACCAGGCCGATTTTACAGTCGATTCGAGTGGCAATTTAGAAGTAGCGGCCAGCGGCAAGACAGACCTGCAGGCCGCCGGCGCAATAGAACTCAAGCCGTCCGGCGATACCGATGACTATTTGGAATTTACTACAGTTGATGGTGTGCCGTACATAGATAGAATTGGCGGCAGGGAGATTCACTTCACGACAGATTCCGATTGGGTAATACTAAGACTATATGAGGACGCATCTAATTCTTTCGATATGGTGTTCAATAAGATAACTGGTAACACTGCTCTTATATCGACGGGACAAATTGCTTTTACCTTGGCTGGCGATTTAGATGATTATATAGTTTTTAGTACCACTGACGACGTACCCCAAATAAGCACTCTCGGCGATTGCGACCTAAAGATAGCCGCGGCCAGTGGCGAAATTCAGCTTGATGATAATACGACCGTGAACGGGACATTTGACGCTGGGGCCGGGACTTTTACGAGTGGTATTTTTAACGGCGATGTTGATATAGATGGGGGTGATGTTGAGTTTGGGGATGATGACGGATTTTATTTGGGTGATGACCATGATGCCCATATATATTATTTTAATGCAACGGATACAGTTATATGGAGCGTTCCCGATGGTTCGGCAATGTCCGTAAATACTTATAGCCAACTTTGTACTTTTACAGGCCAGACACTTTTCGGCAATAAAGTCCTGTTCACTCAAACAGACGGCAACGAATTCATTGATTCCCTTAACGATGGCTATATGGATTACGGAGCTACAACGGCGCATAGATTTAATAACGATATTGTTATAGCGACCGGCGAGGCCTTCAAATTAGGCACAACCCAGTGGAACTCAGGCGATTCTATAGATGGCGAACAGATAGCCAATGATACTATAGATAACGATAGTATCGACTGGGGTGATATGGCCGACCTGACCACAGATGGTGCCTTGGATGCAGATGTCGTGGAGGAGGATCATATCGCGGATAACGGCATAGACTCAGAGCACTATAACGATGGCTCTATTGATGCCGTCCATCTTGCCGCGGACGTAATAGATGAGACAAAGATTGCAGATAATGGGATTGATTCGGAACATTATAACGACGATTCGATAGACGCCGCCCATATAGATACTATCAACTGCGGGACTAATTGCACTTGGGACGCTGCTAATGATGAGGTTGACGTTGACGATGCCTTTGTGATAAATAGTGGCTCCGATGCAATGACGGGTACGCTAACAGCCGATGGTCTTACTATGGACGCTGATGAGGAGATTTCGCTCGGTGGTCAGAAAATCGACCATGATGGTACTAATTTTGTGTTCGACGATAGTATCGCTTTGCCGAGTTCAAGGTTAGGCGTAGGGGTTATTCCAAATGAAGCGGCGGCGGGTGCGATAGTATCGATTGTAAGCGAGGGAAACGCTTCACCGCTGGATATGTATAGGAACGTCAACACCGCCCAAAAGGGTGTGGTTGCAGAGTACCATCGTTCAAGGGGCACTTACGCAGACCCATGTGCGGTCCAAAACGCTGACAAAATAGCTAACATGATATTTTTCGGCTACAGCAGTGTCGCGAACGATTATAGAGCCGGAGCTAAAATTGGTGTCATCAAAGAAGGAGCACTGGACCCATGTGATGCAACTGATATGGGCATGAAGATTATATTTCAAACAGCAGATGCCGGAGAAGTTGTCCCATCCCTTGAAGGCAATACGAGGTTAGCGATAAGGTCAGATGGTACGGTGGAGGTAGCAGGGGCACAAACTGTTGGCGGTACACTCGATGTTACAGGCAATACGACCGTTGCCGACTTATATGCTACTTCGGTAGTTTATACGGATTCAATCGTAGCCCGCACAGGCGATACAGACCATAAAATAGCCCTGTACGAGGCCGTCGACCAGGTAGCGATTCACCAGGGAGACGGACCTGCAGATGGTTTCACGATTTTTGAAACATACAGTAGCAAGGTGCATGAGCCGGTAGTTAGGCCAAATGCCGATGGTACGGGTTGGTTGGGAACCGTGGCTGCTACATGGCAATATCTAAATGCGGTAAATGGAACCCTTGATGTTTTGACTGTTGATACTACTACTCTTGTAGTTAATGCTTCGGGCCACGAAGACGAAGTCGGTATTGGTGTAGCAGACCCACACTCCACGCTCGAAGTCAACGGGGCAATATCATCGGCGACTGTGACAATTACCGCTTCGGCGGACGACACCGACGTTTCCGGCGTCAATACTTTATTCATAAATGCCAACGGCGGTGCTATAGTTGTCGGGGGCTTGACAGGTGGTGTTGCCGGACAAATACTGCACATAGCGATTATAGACCATACCAATAATATAACGCTTGAGCACGTAGAGGGTATTGGCGGGGCGGTTCAAGATTTATATTTACACGATGACAGTGACGAGACCCTTGATTGTTATGG